GCGGAACGCGAGCGCGATCCAGTCGCCATGCGGCGGCGCTTGACCGGTGTCCTTGCACGCCTGCCACGTCCCGCCCTTATGGGTCACGACGTCGCCGCGGTAATAGACCCGCTCCGCCTCGAATGCCGTCACGCCCGGAAGAAGCCCGACAGGCCCGGGAACACCGTCTGCCCCCCGCGGTCCCTCCGCGCCTTGTGCTCCGCGCTCTCCGGCGGGACCGGCGGGACCGATTTCACCACGGGGACCTATGCCTCCATCCGCGCCCGCGGGACCGGCTGGCCCTGCGGCCCCCGGAGGCCCCTGGAGCCCTCGCTCGCCCGGGTCCCCCCTCTCCCCCCTAGGCCCTGCGATCCCGGCCTCTCCGGGCTCCCCGCGCGGTCCTGGAGGACCTTCGGGACCGGGAGGTCCGACCGGCCCGACCGGTCCGGGATCGCCCTGGAGACCGGGAATCCCGGTGAGCCCGACCTCGCCCTTCTCACCTTTGTCGCCCTTCTCGCCGCGCTCGCCGGGGACGCCGGGGACGCCATCGGGACCTCGCTCTCCCGCCGCGCCGGTCGCGCCGATCTCGCCGGGAGGACCCTGCGGCCCGGGATCGCCGATGGCCCCGACCTCGCCGCGCTCGCCCTGCGGTCCCGGATCTCCCTTCTCGCCGGGAGCGCCCGGAGGTCCGATCTCTCCCGCCGTGCCCGCGGGACCCTGTTCGCCCGCGAGGCCGCGCTCACCCCGCTCGCCGACCGGACCGACCGGACCGACCGGCCCCGGTGCACCGTCGCGCAATAGCTCGAGCCGCGCCGCGATCATCTCGGCGAGGTCCTTCATCCGCTGGACGCTCGTCGCCTCCAGCGCCGCGAGGCGCTCGATGCATTGCGCGCGAAGCTCCGCCTCGATGGCGCGGCTCTGCGCTTCCATCCGGTCGCGCTCGCGCTCCCATTGCTCGCGGAGAATTTGGATAGTCTCGCCGAGACTATCCCGCAGAGCATCAGAGAGAACGGAGAGCCGCGCGGCGTCGGCGATGCTCATCGGCGGATGCGATAAGACTTCGAGCGATGTTCCGTCGGACATTGTCATCATAGTCCTTCGGTTGATCCGTCTCGCCTGCGGCGGACGGGGGAGCACCTGGACCTGGCGCTGGCGGAGGATGCGCGCCGGAACCCGGAGCGCCTGGAGGCTTCACAGGAATCGCCGCAGCTGCGGAGAGCGGGACGACTTGCTGCTGGACACGAGGCTCGTCGCCGAATTTTACGTCGTCGTATCCTTCGAGGTTGCGCGCTTCGTTGGGCGCGAGAATTCCGCCTTGCACCGCGCGCGCTAATCCTTCGATGCGATCCTTAAACATCGAGCGCAGGAGCGCCGCCGTATCGAGCTCGAGATATTCGTCGGGGACGCCCTTCAATTGAAACAGGAGACCGAAAGATTCCTCGATGTGGTTGAGCGCAAATCCTAACCCGCTCGCGATCCACAATTGCATGAGCGCCTCGGTCGATTGATAGGCCGTCGAGGCGAGACCGAGAATCTGGAGCGGGATGCGAAAGGCGAGCGCGATCTGATCGGCGTTGAGCTTCATGATCTCGGCGACTTGCGCGTCCTTGCCAGCGATCCCCCACGGCTGGACCTTCAATCCTGCGGTCAGGATCGGGACGCCTCCAGGCCCGCAACCGTCGAGGCCCTTGGCTTGCTCGTTCCACATCTGGCGAAGCTCGTCGACCTGTGGCCGTGTCATGACCTGATCGGTCGAGAGCACCGCGGAGGGCCGCGCCTGGTTCGAATAGAATTGCAATTGTTGCCGCCGGATCGCGTCGGTCGCGGCCATCTCGGTCAATGCCGCGAGGAGCGGAGATTCGCCGCGGATCGGGAACGGCTTGCGGCGATCATTGTGCAAATGGATATGCAGCACGTCGCGTTGCGGAACGATCAATTTAGCTCCCGCAAACGGACCGCCCGATTCATCGAGCCGCCGCTGGATGATCTCGTTTCCGGCGAGTGTATAGAATACGTCGCCGGTCACCGCGACCTGCGGGAATGACTGGCGCGAATCCATGAGATGCAAGCTGTCGATCTCAAAGCGCGAATTTCGCAACGCGAGCGCGTAGGCATTGCCCTCCAGGTACAGCGCGCGCACGGCGTTGAGCATGAAATCCGAGATCGACTGATAATCATTCGGATGGCGCATGATCCGCATGAGCGCCGAATTATCGACGCGATCCCGCCCGCCCTTGCTGTTGCTGCGCCAGTGATTGCCCGGACACATCGCGACGGTCTGGCTATAGGCGGAGACGCATGCCTCGACCATGGCGGAGCGCGCGCCGCTGCCCTGCGGATCGATCTCGCATTGCCAGAAATTGAGCGGCGCCCCATCCGGGAGCCATCCGCCGGTGAGCGGCAGATAGTACGGCCCAGGACGGAATGCCCCCTCGGTCGCTTTCGCGACCGAGAGTGCGATTTTGTTAATGAGCGCGAGCGCGTTCATTCGGAGCGGGGCCGCGGCGTCGTCTGCCGCGTCTGATATCCGCCGCCCGCGGGGCGGGCCGTCTGGTGGCGTTGATGCGCCTCGCGATTGCGCGGATCGTGCGGGTCCGGGCCGGAGCCGTCGTCCTCCTTCTCGACGACATGCGCGCCGTGCACCGCGAGGTCGCATTCCTCCTGTGTCGGAGTGGGCTTGCCCTTGGTGCGCTCGGCGTATTCCGCCCGCGAGCGGTCCGCGATTTCCTTGTCCTCGGCAACGCGCTTGCGCGCGGCTTCGGTGGCGGGATCGTCTGCCATGATTTTCGTCTCCTCTCGATTGCACGGATGGGCCGCGGGGTTGCGGCCCTCCGCCAGATCAACGCGCGACCGTGGTCGCCGTTACCATGTGACGTTTTGCGTCCAGGCGACCGTGCCCGTGCGCCGGTTTGCCCAGTTCAAAGGCATGACCATTCGAAGCGCAAGGCTGTCGGTCTGGAACAGCGAGCGTTGCGGAGACGCGACCGTCCCGGGCGAGCCGGTGCCGACAAGCTCAAGCGGCGTCGTGTCCTCCATATGAATCGTGGCAGAATCCGACATATCAAAGCGCGGAGCCCCGCCACCGACCGAGACGAAGTCCGCGGCGTCGACGAGGATGACGGTTTTCGCCGGGACCGTCGCCGAGTCGATGATCGGGATATTCGCCAAGGTCCCGCGCGCGATCTCGTCCTTGAACGGATAGACGCCCGTCGCCGCCGCGCCGGTGAGCGAAGCGGAGAGCGTTTGCGCCGGGTTCATGAGCCAGACGAGATTGCGGAGGTTGCCATAGGTCGCGGTCGTGATCGCGCCGACGAGTTGGAGAATATCGCCGACGAGCGCGTTGAGACCGCCGCCGGTCGTCGCGGTGAGCGCGGCAACGCCGTTCAAGAGACCGGCGGGCCGGATCACCGTGGCCGCATTGGCGTCGATCAAGATCGAGTCGACGACGACGCTGGTGTCGTCCTGGATCGCCTCGCGGATGACGCCCTCGATGGCTGGCGTGCTCGCGTCCTCCATCTCACGGGTCCAGACACTGATAACTCCGACCTTCTTTCTCGTGAGTTGGAGCGACGTGAATGCGCCCTGGCGGACGGGGATCGGCATGCCTTCGCCGACGAACGATCCGGCGAGCGATGGCGTGCGCTGGCGGGACGGGATGACGATCCTTCCCGCGGTGCCGAAGTCGAGCGCGAGACCGCGCGGCGCGAGCCGCGTTAGAATCGCCTTCGGCATGAGGAGCGGGAGAAGCGCCTCGTATCTGGGCTGGACCAGTTCCGCCGCCCATCCCGTGACTGTCGTCATGGCCGGAGCGACCGCGCCGCGCACGACGATATCGCAAATCTCGCGGGTCTCGAGGTCCTCGCCATAGATGCGTTGCCGCGCGACGTCGACCGGGATGCCCCACTCCTTCGCGCGGATCGTCACCACGCCCGCACGGGCGAGGAGATCGAGGAGCGTGAAGTCCTTTTTACGTCCGCCGCGATGGACGACCGGCGAACGGACCTCCTCGTGCTCCTGGCCGTTGCCGTTGGTGCGGCGCTGGTCATGGATCACGGTGAGCTCACGGCTCCGGTTCCCGTTGGTCCCGCCGCCGTTGTCGGATGCGCGCGCGAGACGCTTCTCCGACTCGATGAGCCCGTCGTGGATTTTCTCCAGCTTCGCGATCTCGCCATTGAGATCGTTCATGCCCTGGAGTTCGTCGTCCTTGACGTTGCTGTCGTCCATGCTTTCGAGAATGGCGTCGAGCGCCGCGCGCTTGGCGACGATGGACGCCTCGATATTCTGAATCCGTTGGGCGAGCGTCATCGCTCCCCTCCTGTCGTTTCGGTGCTGTGGTTCGCCATGCTTGGCGCGAATGTCCCGACGCCTGGTCGTCTCGTCCTCCGTGCCATGCTTGGCAAAGACGAGTCGCAACGTGTCGGGAGAAATGCCGAAGGACTTTGCTACCGCGAGCGCGTTTGGATTTGCGGGCACCGCGACCAGCGAAGTTTCGACAAGCTCTGATTTCGTATAGCGCACGCCGCCCCAAGGATCTTCCTTGTCAATCGCCTCGTGCTCGATTGGCTTGAAGCCGACGGATACGGCCTTGAGAATTCCGGCCGAGACCAGACGGCGGATTTCATCGATGCGCTCGGAGGTCCCTTCCTGTGCGAGCTCGAGGTCACCGCGGAGCGAGGCGCTCTCGACGCGCAAATTCTTCCACTTGCCGACGATGAATTTCGGGTCGTGCGAAAAGAGCGCGATGGGGTTGCGCTTGAAGTTTGCGAGTTGCCAGCCCTCGACCGCGATGACGTCGCCGTAACGATCCGGCGTTGCATCGGAGAGGATGAACGAAAGCGGATCGCCCACGCCATGATCGGCGTGGACCTTGTGCATCACCGGCGCGCTCATGCGGCTCTCCCATTCGATCTGGCAGATATCCTCCGCCTCGCCCTCGTCAATGTTGTCGTCCTGGTCGAGCATCTCCTGGACGCATCGGTCGATATATTCGCCATGACTTTCGCCCGGATCGGGCGGCGGCGCTTCGGCTTGCTTGTCGGTCTTGTCGCGGTTTTTCCAGAGATCGATACAGATCGCGACGGCTTGCTCCTGCGGGCGCTTGTTCTCGCCGCTGCCGATCATCTCCGGGACACACCTGGACATAAACTCCGACTCGCTCTCGCCCTTGTGCGGTTTCATCGGCATGGGGAAACCCTCCCTCGCGGGATTGCGACCGCGGCCCGAATCGGCCCACGGTCCGCGCGCTCGTCCTTAGCTGGTCCTCTGCCCGCCGCACGGATGGAGGATCGGCACGCGCCGCGGTCCATTTCTTCCCGGGCCGCGGCGCTTTTTTATCGGTGGGGAGCGATCACCCGGGAGGACACCGCAAGCAACCGCTCCCCGTTTCCCGTCGACGGGAGCCCGCGTCTATGGGGGTGTGATCGCTTTCCATCCTGGCGTCATCCATGCGAAGCCGCGCGGATCGCGGAGGACCCAAGTGATCGGCCAGCGCATTTTGATGGCGATGGAATCGGTCTGATAGATCGACCGCTCCGGACCTGCCGCTCCCGCGGGCGCGGGCGTCGTGTCCTCCATGACCACGGTCGCGCCGGTCGAGGTCTCGGTCTCCGCCTCCGGTGCCGCGGCAACCGCGAGCGCCCCGGGCGCGACCGCGAGGAGATCGTTGATGACCGCGCTCGATCCCAGGAATTGCACGTTTGGGGTATCGCCGGTGACGCCATATTGACCGCCGGTGCGCGCGCCCAGGAGCGCGGCCCGTCCGGGCGAGGCGATGAAGATATACGGACCGTTGCCGCCGACTGGCGCGAGCTTATTGATGAGCGCGGCGAAGTCCTCGAAAACCGCCTCGGCGGCGTCGGAATTGTTGCTCGCCGTCGTCGCCGCCACGCCATAGCGCAGACCTGGTGGACGCGCGGCGTCTCCCGGATTGGCGTCGAATAGGACCTCGTCGGCGATCCGGCCCGCGGCCTTCATGAGCGCGTCCGTGACGAGCGCCTCGGCGTTGGAGCTTTCGATCATCTCGCGGGTGAGGACCGTAATCAACGCCAGCTTGTGCGGCGTCATGGTTTTCGGCGCGAGGTTCAATCCGCGCACGGGGATCGGCTGGCCCTCCGCGACCCATCCGGTATTTGCGGAGCCAAAATCAATGACCATTCCCGGGACGGAGACGCTCGCGCCCGCCTCGAATGTGAGGACGAGACCCTGTCGGAGGATTGCGCCTGCCGCCGACGCTGGACCCATCGCGGACAATCCGTCGGGGACGATGGTTTGCACCAACTCCGCCGCCCATCCCGCGACGCTGGTCATCGCGGGCGCGACCGACGCGCGCGTGATCCATTCCGCCACGATGCGATCATTCGGATATCGCTCGCGCGCGACCTCGAGCGCGGAGGTCTTTCGCATGCTCGCGATGATCCGCGCCGTGAGGATGCGCGTGAAAAGATTTCCGGGCGGCAGCTGCAACGGTGCCGATTGCTCGCGCTTGAACGG